GGAAAGGCGAAGAAGAAATGAAACAAGGACTTTATGCCAATATCAATGCCAAACAAGCAAGAATTAAGGCTGGCTCTGGTGAACGTATGCGGAAAGTTGGTAGCAAAGGTGCGCCAACTGCCAAAGCGTTTGTTGAGTCTGCTAAAACTGCAAAGAAACCAAAAAAGGTGAAGTGATGAAAACTCCCGCTTGGCAACGCTCCGAAGGTAAAAATCCTAAAGGAGGGTTGAACTCCAAGGGAAGATCATCTTATAATGCGGAAACTGGTGGTAATTTAAAAGCACCAGTAAAGTCGGGGGATAACCCTCGCAGAGCAAGTTTCTTGGCTCGTATGGCTGGCAACGATGGCCCTGAGTACAAGGATGGTAAACCGACAAGACTGCTTCTTTCGCTCAAAGCATGGGGTGCATCCTCAAAGGCTGACGCAAAGGCAAAGGCTAAGTCTATTTCTGAACGAAATAAGGCAAAAGCGAAATGAGAGCATTATCAGTTGGAGTTAGTCCCACAGCGGCAGTAGACACAACAGTGTATACCTGTCCTAGAGGCTATTACTCTAAATTTACTGTAATGTACATACACAATACAGGCGGGTCTACCAAGCATATAACTGTTCAATGGTTTGACGCAAGTGCTAATACCACTCTTGATATATTGACCCAATACGATTTCTCATCAAAAACCTATTTGCAGTTTGATGGCAATGCCTACATTGTGTTTGAAGAAGGTGATAAGTTAAAAATAACTACTCAGTCTGCAAGTTCATTCAGTTTTATAGCCGCATTTGAAGAAGAAGGGTTGACTAGAGCATGACCTACCTAGAACTTGTAAACGATGTGTTAGTGCGCCTCAGAGAGCCTGTGGTCACCACTTTCAACGAAACCACCTATTCCACTTTGATTGGCAAATTTGTCAATGATGCAAAGCGTCAGATTGAGGATGCTTTTGCTTGGAATGTATTAGGCCAGACAATTACCCTGTCTACTACTTCTGGCACATATTCCTACTCTTTAACTGGTTCTGGTCAGAAGTTCCAAGTTCAAGATGTGATAAATGCAACAAGCAATGTTGGTATGAAGAATATCGACTTTGTTAGTATGAATCGGTATCAGAACTTCTCTACCCCTATAAATGGTATTCCAACGAATTACGCTTTTGATGGCGTAGATAGTAATGGCGATACTAAAGTAACTCTCTATCCCCGTCCTGATGGCGTGTATAGCATCCCATTTGCTTTAACTATCCCACAAGCCACTTTGACTGCTGATTCAACTGTGGTGAAAGTTCCTGATACTTTGGTGTCTCAAAATGCCTATGCTCGTGCTTTGGTTGAGCGTGGTGAAGATGGTGGACTGTCTTCTTCAGAGGCATATAACTTATATAGAGCAATGTTGTCTGACCACATAGCATTGGAAGGCACACGTTACCCTGAGAATCAGGAGTTTGTCTCTATATGACGCAAAGATTGCAGACCTTTAGTGTTCAAGCGCCAGGCTTCTTTGGGCTAAATACGCAAGACTCACCTCTTACTTTAGAGGCGGGATATGCGGCTATTGCCACAAACTGCGTGATTGACCAATATGGACGTATTGGCGCACGAAAAGGCTTCTCAAGGGTTAATTCATCCTCTGGCAACTTAGGTGCAAACGATATTAAAGTCATCCATGAGTTAGTGCAACTTGATGGAACGCTAACTGTATTGTTTGCTGGAAACAACAAGTTATTTAAGTTGGATGGCTCAAACGCTGTTGTAGAACTCACCTACGGGGGAGGGGGTACAGCCCCAACTATCACAGCAAGCAATTGGCAATGTGCTTCTTTAAATGGAATAACCTACTTTTTCCAATCTGGTTTTGATCCTTTAATCTATGACCCTGCCGTAAGTACAACTACTTATAGGCGTGTGTCTGAGAAGACGGGATATACAGGCACAGTTCCTTTGGGAAACATTGTTATTTCTGCCTTTGGTCGCTTGTGGGTGGCTGATACTACGACAGACAATGTAACGATTAGTTTCTCTGACTTGTTGGCAGGGCATAACTGGACTGCTGGAACATCTGGAACTCTTGATGTTTCTAGGGTTTGGGCTAATGGTGCAGATCAGATCATGGGGTTGGGCGCACACAATAATTACTTGGTTATCTTTGGTAAACGTCAGATATTAGTCTATCAAGGGGCAACAACCCCTTCCACAATGTCATTGGCTGACACCATAGGCAACATTGGTTGTTTATCAAGGGATTCCATAGTTTCTACTGGTTCAGACATTGTTTTCTTGTCTAACTCAGGTGTGCGTAGTTTGTTGCGTACTATTCAAGAGAAGTCTGCCCCATTGCGTGATTTGTCCAAGAATGTGCGTAATGACTTGATGACTTATGTTGCATCAGAGACATTGGCAAATATCAAGGCAGTCTATTCAGAAGTTAATGCTTTTTATCTTTTAACCCTTCCTGTTGCAAAACAAGTCTATGTATTTGATACAAAGGCTCAGTTACAGGATGGTTCATCAAGGGTAACAACTTGGGATTCTATTGAGCCAACTGCTCTTTTGTCTCGCAGAAATGGTGATTTACTGATTGGTAAGAATGGGTATGTTGGTAAGTATGGAACATATCTTGACCATGCTTCTACCTATCGTTTTCAGTATTACACAAACTATGCTGACCTTGGTGATCAGAACATTACATCAATCCTGAAGAAGATTTCGGTTGTTGTTATTGGTGGCACTAACCAAATATTGACAATCAAATGGTCTTATGACTTTTCAGGTCAATATTATGCAACGCAGGCGCAAATTCCTATTTCAACAATTGCAGAGTATGGAATTGCTGAATATGGTGCAAATGGTAGTCCAGTAGCATACTATTCAACAGGCATACAGATTGGAACTTTGATTGGTCAAGCGTCTGGATTTGGCAAGGTTGTGCAAACGGCTTATGAGATTGAAATCAATGGCTCGGCTATCAGCATCCAGAAGATTGAGATTCAGGCTAAAAACGGAAAACTTGGGTAAGGAATAAATATGGCAAATTACACAAAAACCACCAACTTTGCGGCTAAAGATGCGCTTGCGTCAGGCAATGCTTCCAAGGTTGTCAAAGGTACTGAGATCGACACAGAGTTTACTAATATACAAACTGCTATTGCTTCTAAGGCAGATGGAACATTTACGAACTTCTCGTTTGTTGAAGCATCTAATGTCTTGTATATCTACAATATATCAACGCCTGTGGCAAAGATTGATGCCTCTGGTAACTTGACTGTGATTGGCAACATCATTGCGAATGGATCAATGTAATGAAAGCATCAGAAATCATCAAAGCAGATGCGGTCAAACGCAAAATTGACCCTAATAGGGCGTTACTTGCTGTAAATCAGTCTGTCAAAAACAAGTCTGGTATTTTGATGCAAGAGAATGACTCTGTTCTTTTGGTGCGTAAGATTAACCCAACATCAGCAGAAATTCATTTGTTTACTGAAGACAATCCTACGACATTGGCAAGGGCTGTTATTGGCTTTGTCAAAAGAGGCAGGGCGTTAGGCATTAAGACTGTCTACGGGAAAGCAGATAACAAAGGAATTGTTGAACTGATGAAACGTCTTGGTTTGGATGTACAAGCATCTGACTTGCCACAGTACAACTGGAAGGCAAATATATGAGAAATAGTCTTGCTTTATTAGGTATACCAGACCTCCCCATTCGTGCGTTTCGCCATGTGGGAGATAGAAGGATTCAACCCCAAGGTGGTGGCGGTGGAATTATTAACGAGATCATAGAAGCACCAGGCAATATTGTTGAAAGTGCATCAGAGACTTTGGCTGATGTTGATGACACAGTAAATCAAGAAATCCCAGGCGGTTGGGCTACTGTTATAAATGTTGCAACAGCAGGACAAGCGACTCCTTATGTCTCAGCGGCTCAAGCGGCAGTCGCATTAGACAAAGGTGCAAGCCTTGAAGATGTTGCCAAAAACTATGCTATTAGCCAAGTTGCTGGTCAGGTTGGTAGTGCAGTAGGCGCACAAACAGGCTCTAATTTGGCTGGCAATGTGGTTGGTGGCACTACTGGTGGATTATTGAGTGGCGCAACGCCAGAGCAAGCATTAACAGGTGGTTTAACAAGTGGGGCAATTAGCCAAGTAACGCCATCTACTTTATTAAGTTCAAGCGGGACTTCAGGTCAAGGAACAACGGGAGCAAATAACATGGCAGTTGATGATTACACATATTATGGTGGCGGTGACGCTTTTGACACAACAAGCGGTTTATTTTCGCCAACCACAATCCCTGCACAAGATATAACTGGTGGAGAAGGCTTCTACGACACAGGTAGTGCGCCTTATACCCAAGAACAAATTGATGCCTTAATTCCACTAACCTATGGTGGAAATAATGCTCTCTCATCCCTAGATGCGGTTACACAAGCCGCAATCAAAAAAGCATTATCGGCTGGTGGTAGTGCGGCTCAAAGCGCAATGAACTTCCTAAGTCAAAAGGGCATTGTTCAAGGCGGTTTGGGAACTGCCGCTAACTTAATGCAATTGCAAGCGGATAGAGAAGCGGCACAACAAGCACAAGCAAGAATAGGTCAAGCAACACAACAAGCGGTTGCTGGCTCACAGTTCAGACCAGTTGGCACAACTACTCGTTTTGGTACATCTCAGTTCCAAGTTGATCCTACTACTGGTCAGGTGATAAGTGCTGGCTATACAGCCGCACCTGAGATCACTTCTGCCCAAAATCGTTTATTAGGACTTGGTGCTAGTTACTTAGCGCAGACTCCTGAAGAAGTTGCTCAACAATATATATCTAAACAATATGACTTGCTTGATCCTAGCCGTCAGAGACAGTTAGCCGCTATTAGAAACCAACAATTCCAAACAGGTCGCGGCGGTTTGTCAGTAGGCTCTACTGGTTTGCGTCCAAGTGGCGCACAAGGTTTGATGGGTGCTAATCCTGAATTGGAAGCCTATTACAACGCTTTAGCACAACAAGATGCACAGTTGGCGGCACAAGCACAACAAGCGGGTCAACAACAAGTTACCTTTGGTGCAGGTTTGTTTGGTCAGGCTGGTCAGTTAGAGAACATGGCACAACAACCATTTGCTTTAAGCCAAGGACTTGCCCAACAGTCATCATTGAGTGGTGCAAGGGCGGGTGAATTAGGAATCAGAGGCAATGTATATGGAAATGCCATAGGCTTGTCTGGTGCTATGACAACTAACCCATATGCAACAGTTCTTGGTGGACTGAGTAGTCCAACATCATTGTTGGCACAAGGTTTAGGGTCATACTTTGGTTCTTCTGCGCCATCAAATGTTGGTGGTACTGGTAGCACATTTAATACTGGCTACTATGACCCATTGCAACAACAGTTTTAAGGAGTAATCATGGCAACAGATATCGTAGGTGGATTGTTTGGTATTACTCCTCAATCGTATGAAAGACAGCAATACGAGCAATCATTAAGAGAAGGTCAAGCATTTGGTACACCCCAAGGTCTTTACGCATCTGCCGCACAGTTAGGTCGTGGCATTGGTGGTGCTTTGGGTGCTGAAGACCCACAGTTAAAAATGATTAGCGCACGAAATGCTGTGATTCAAGGTATTGATTTAAATAATCCAGAAGCCTTACAAGCCGCATCTGCAAGACTTGCTCAAATTGGTGATATGCAAGGTGCTTATGGTTTAGCAGAGGTTGCTCAAAAACGTGCTGAGTCACAGGCAACTATTGGTTTGCGTGAAGCACAGGCCAAAAAAGCCAATGAATATCAGATGGCAACTACATCCTCTGAGCGTAATCGTAAGTTAATTTCAGAAGCAGATGTTGCTTTGAAAGAAGGAAGACCTCTAACTGCACCACAGGAAAGCGCATTGCGTTACCAAGTTGCACAAGAACTAAAGCCAAAGGTATTCCGTGATGCCAATACTGGTGAACTTACAACAATTGACCCATTGAACATTGGTTTAGCCGCACCGAATGTTGCTAAATTCTTGAAACTTGGTGAAACAACTGGAACTGCTGGTGGTGTTACTACCATTCAAACCCCTCAATCTCAAGAAGCGCAGGTTTCTCAAGCAGAGGCTTTGAATGAGTTAACCAGTAGAACTAAGGATATTAGAGATGTTATTGGAGACACTAAAAAATTGATAAGTGGCTATACAACAGGATATGGAAGTTTCTTGTCTGTATTGCCTTTAACAGATGCAAAAACTCTTCAAAACAATTTAGAGAGCATTAAAGCCAACTTGTCATTATCTCAACTTACTGCTTTGAAAGAGGCTAGTAAAACTGGTGCATCTGGTTTGGGACAAGTTACTCGTAATGAGTTTGACGCTTTGCAAAGCACTATTGCCAAACTTGACCCACAATCTAAGTCATTTGCCGATGACCTTGATAAGGTTGATAAAACCTATTCAAGACTGTTAAAACAACTTGAAAGTAAAACTGTAAGGGCAGAAGAGCGTGTTAAAGCAACGCAACCTAAGAAACCTGAATTGCCTGGGCTTGCGCCATCTGATGTTGCTCCACAAAAAAGTCAGTTTTCTAATAGAAATCCACAGTTACAACCAGAATCAACTCAAAAAACAATTAAGTGGTCTGATCTTAAATAAGGAATTGCTATGGATATCGAATTACCAAATGGAGTAGTGATTCAGGGAATTCCTGAAGGCATGACAAAAAGTCAGGTCATGACTCAAGCCATTAGAAATGGTCTTGCTACACCTGAAGATTTTGGGTTTAAATCTCAGCCAACTGAACAAGCACAGCCTACACAACAGCCTTCTATGATGCAGGAACTAGGTCGCCAAGCGGGTCTGTTTGGTCGTGCGGCTTATGAAGGTTTAACTGCGCCTGCAACAGTTACTTTAGAGGGTTTGCGTAGTGCGTACAACCTTGGTGCAAATATAGTTGGCTCAGAGAGTAGATTGCCTTCTGTTGCTCAAGCCCAAAGTCAAATGTTAACTAAGGCTGGTTTGCCAGAGCCTCAAGGTATGCTTGAAAGAGCAGTTCAAACTGGTACGCAAGCAATGATGGGTACAGGCACAGTAGCGGCACTTGCTCCTAAAGTCCCTGCGTTATCGGCTAATCTTGCTCAACAAATTCCTGCTTCTGGTGCGGCTGGTTTTGCGGCTCAACCTGCGGCAGAAGCAACTAAAGAAGCAACTTTAGGTGTTCTTGGAGAACAAGGAAGTGATATAGCGGCTACGATTGCCGCAATGGGCGTTGGTGCAAAGGTTGGTCAAAAAGTTGGCGGCATTGCTGGTAAGGTTACTGGAGAAGCACAACCACAACTTTATACAATGGAAGAAGTCAGGCAAAGAGCAACTAGATCATATAACTCTTTAGATAATTCTGGAGTTTATATTAAGCCAAAAAGTGTTCTTGGCATGGTTGATGACATTGAAACAAATCTCAATTCAAATCAATATATTCCTCAAAATGAGCCAAAAATAGCCAATACATTATCAAAAATGAGAGATATTGTTGGCGATAGATTTGTGTCTTTTCCTAAATTAGAGGAATTACGCAAAATGGCTAACAACTTGCGTAGTGATACTGATCCAAATACTAGACGGCTTGGCAATGTAATGATTGACTCTGTTGATAATTACATAACAAAATTAAATGGCAACGATGTATTTGCTGGTTCTGGAAAACTTGACGAAGCAGTTAAAAATGTAATGTCTGCTAGAAAAGATTGGCGCAATCAAAGTCGTGCAGAAATTCTTCAAGATGCGCTTAGTACAGCAGAGGGTAAAGCATTAGACCCAAGAGCATCTGAAAGCGAATTGATTCGTAGAGGATTTATCAATATTGCGGCAAACAAAAATAAAATGACTCGTTTTAGCGAAGAAGAACAAAATGTTATTAAGTCTGTTGCTAGTGGTGGGCCACAAGATAAACTTTTGTCTGCATTAGGTGCATTTAGTCCTCTCAGAGCAAGATTTATTACTGGAGGAATAATGGGTGCAGTTGGAACGCAAAGTCTTCCTGCCGCACTAACATTGGCTGGCGCAGGTCTAACGGCTGACAAACTACAAAGCGTTTTACGTAGACGGGCGGCTGAATTAGCGGTTAAACAGATAGCCTCTGGTGTTACCCCATCACAGCAACCTAACTATGGCTATTCAGGCTTGCTAGGAACTACCTTGGCTAACCCACAGCCACAGGAGTAACCCATTGATCCTTTTTCTCTCCTCATGTTGGCGCAAGGTGCAGTTGGCTTTATTAAGCAAGGCTGTGCAATGCTCCATGAGGGGCGAATGGAACTTGAAGGTGCTAAGAAGACAGTTGAAGGTGTCCTTGCAGATGTCAAGGCAATCAAGGGCATTTGGCAGTGGCTCATTGGCCTACTTAACCCAAAACCCAAGTCCAAGTCAACAGAAGAAGCCCCCAAGCCTCTGGCGAAAGCGAAAACCGCTTCCAAGAAGCAACAGTCTTATGAGGAGATGGAACTCTTACTCATTAAGGACATTGGTGAGAAACTTGGTCTTTTATTCGATACACAACAGCAAAT